AGATAAAAATAAATTTTATATTTAATTTACTGCTTATATTATAATGGGGTTAATTTGTTTGTCAAACAGCAATTTAGCAACATATTTCTATTTGTCAAACAGCATTTTAAAGAAATTATTCAAATACCTTCTTGTTGGATTTTCTCTTTGATTAGGTTCATTAATTATATCATCTAAACTCCACCCCGCTCTTTTTCGTTTTAGAGACATTTTATAATCAAGATTAAAAGCTTCACATAGTTCAGAGAAAGTTTTATATAATTTCCCTTTATACTCTATAGGGCTTCTTTTTGTACATTGTTCTTTCTTTTGTACTTTTGGATCATGCATTGCCCATATACAGTTATCTTTACAGTAGTTACCAAAGGCATCAATTCTGTACAATTTGTGCTTGTCTGATGGTTTAGTACCCATATCACTTAGAAAACGCCAGAAACCATCAATTCCTATCCACTCACGGCATATCTGGATATTATTTGTTGAGTATGTTGTCTCCTCTGATCTGCTATGGTTTGTGTTCATGTTTTCCCAATGTTTATATTCATCAAAATCTTTCTTCTGCTTTCTCATAAGATCTCCTTACTTAAACTTACTAATATAATCATTAAAAGTGTATTTGTCAAGAAAAACCTGTTTGACAAGGTAATTAACCCCATTATCTTTAGGCCATATTTAAACAACACTTTAACAAGAGATAAACATGTGTACGAAATATATGGATAATAAAAATATTGGTTCACTTAGATGTAAGGCTTGTGGTATTGAATTAAGAGATGATGAAATTGATCTCTGCACAGAGTGTGATAGTAGAAGCCTTATAGATAGTGATATTATAGATTTAGAAAAAGCATTAAATAAACAATACTCATAAAGGTTATAAAATGGCTGGTACATTCCTATTAGAGAATCAAACAGAAGATACTGATGGTACACAAGATACTATTACATTAGAGAATACTACAAACGTTGGTAAATGGTATACAATCTGTGCTTATGGAACTTGGGATAGTGCAACTATTACCACTAAAATTAGTCCTGATGGTGGAACAACTTGGATTGAAGCTGGGGAATACACAACTTTTACTGCGAATAGCGCTGGTAAGCTTTTAGTAAATCCAGGTTTCATTGTTAGAGCTGATTTAACGGATGCAGAAGCCAACACTGACCTTAATTGTAAAATATTTTAATGAATATATCAGCCCCAATTACAGATTCAATAACTGGTTTAGTGTGTGAAACTATTGACACTGATTCTGACATGTATTCTCCTACTTTTGATCTTAAACTTCTGAAAAGTATTGTACCAACAAAAGGAGCAGCTCCAGCAACATTCACAAGATCAACAACTGCGTCAGTAACTGACTTTGAGGGGATTGTTCATACTGCTAAGATAAATGAGCTTAGGTTCCCGAACGCCAGGAGAGTGGAGAATTTACTATCAAACACAGAAATACTCTCAACACAAACAGTAACTGTTGTTTCTGGGGCATCTTATATTCTTTCTTTCTCTGGTACTGGCACTGTTACACTATCAGGTTCTGCAACGGGAACTTTATCTGGTGAAGTTGGTACAAGAGTAGAAGTCTCAAAGACTATGGCATCTACAAGCTTAACATTAACTGTTACTGGTTCTGTATTACAGGCCATGCTTGAGCAGAAAATAGGAACTCAGACTGAAGCATCTGAATATGTTAGCTCTGGGGTGCTATCATCTCCGTTTCACGGGGCTTATGTTGATAATGTCAAATATTTTGGTACTGACAGGTCAGGTAGTGTTCTTACTAATCTTAAAGGAGCCTTAATAGAGCTATTAGCAATTAACTTATTCTTAAACTCTAATGCTCCGGTAACCCAGATAATCACAGTTGTCTCAGGTACAATTTACACTGTTTGGGGCACTGGTACAGGGTCAGTGGTTCTTTCAGGTGCAGGCACAGGAACTGTTACTGCAAATAATCCACTTACATTTACAGCAAGTTCGACAACTCTAACATGTACAGTTGCATCAATGCTTACAATGCAAGCTGAAGCTGGTTCAGCCAAGACAAGCTACATCCCAACGGCAGGCGCAACAGTTACACGAACTGCTGATCTGCTGTATTACACAGTAACTGATGTTATCACTCAAGGTCGTGGGAGCTTATATGCTGAATTTACCTATAAGTATAGTACTGGTTTCCCACGCGTTTTAGAGCTGAATTTCGGATCAAATACTTACATTTCAATACGAATAACAACCGCTAAATTATTAGGTGTTATTGTTCAGACAACTTCTGTAACTCAAGTAAATATCAATACAGCTTCAGCTATTTCTAATGATTTAACTTATAAGGTTTTGGTAACCTATGAAGATAATAATGTTAACTTTTATGTCAATGGGGAGTTAATTGGAACAGACACTTTAGGCACTATTCCAATAAATATTGATAAGTTGTTCATAGGTTCAAATCTAACAACAGCTCACTTAAATGGTTCTGTAAGAAATATAAAGTACTTCTCCAAAGCATTAACAGAATCACAAGCAAAGAGAATAACAACAACATGAGAGTTCAAGGATATATAGAGCTTGATCGAAAAGAGATGTCGGATGAAGAGTTTGAGCAGTTTAATCAAACCTTAAGCCAATACAACATTCACTACTCTCGTGTCTATAAAGATACAAGAGAATACTACTTCTGCATCTTAGAGGATGATAAGAATCTCCAAGTCTTATTGGATGCACTGTCCGTCCGTAAGCCTAAAGTTATTGGGATGTGGGATATTGAAGGTGTCCCATATGGCAAGACTAAAAGAAGAGATGAGAAGACAGGTGAGATGCTTATCTCTGGAGATGCGAAGTACGCGTTCGATCTGGTGTCACATATAAAGAATACACCAAAGGAGATTAAAGAGAAAGACGGCAAGATTGTTAAAGTAGCTGTTACCAGTTTTAAACCTTTGCATGGATTCTTTGGTTGGGCACTGTGTAATGAATATTAAATATCGTAAGAGAGGTTAGTATGCCAAAAGCACCAGGTTCTTCTGATCCAGAGTGGATTGCAGTAGATGAATTGAACAAAACATTCCCTTCATTCATTAAATGGATTACAAAATATCATAAAAAATCACTTAAAGTTATAGCAGGTATTCTTGATGATCCAGAAGCTATGGAACAGTTGAGATATGGTGCTGCTAAAGAGGTTAACGCTCTTGCATTAAAATTCTATAAAGAATTTAGAGGCGCTGTATCGCAGGATTTTGTCAGAAAGAGTCCTTATGAATTGCATAAAGAAACACTCGCAAAACAGCATGAATTAGGGATTAAAAGTATTGTCACACCTTTGCTTCAGACTGAATATATTCCTGAAGAAGCTGATGATGATGAGGATAACGGTACAGAAGGATAAACTATTTAAAGTATAATAAGGCTGGTGGATTTAAATGGCATCACTTGGACCAAAATCTAAAAAACAGGAGATGATTCTCACAAACAAAGCTAAGGTTCTATTCGCAGGTGGTGCTGCTGGATCAGGCAAATCATATTTACTATTATTGTCAGTTTTGCAGTATGTAGATTGTCCATTTTGGAGAGGGGTTATCTTTAGAAGGACACAACCAGAGTTAAGAGATCCTGGTGGATTATTTGATGAGGCAATGTCTTTATATATGTCATTACCGAAAGAACATAGACCTACACCAAAATTACAAGATCTTAGTTTTAAATTTCCATCAGGCGCTATATTAAAATTAGCTGGTATGGAACATGATAAAGATAGGATGAGATGGCATGGTAGTCAGCTTACTTGGGTAGCTTGGGATGAGTTGTGTACTTTTTCTGAAGTACAATACTGGTATCTAATGTCTCGTCTCAGGTCTAAATCAAAATATTCAACAATGGTTCGCGCTACGATGAACCCAGACCCTGACAGTTTTGTTTTAGATATTATCTCTTGGTGGATTAATAAAGATACTGGGTTCCCTATAGAAGAAAGAGCAGGTATTATTAGGTGGTATATAAGGCGGGATGGTGACCTCGTATGGGGAGATTCTGAAAAAGAATTAAAAGATAAATATGGGTCAAAAGTAAGACCTGTCAGCTTTACATTTATTCCAGCAACAATAAAAGATAACCCTGTTGTTTTAAAAAATAACCCTGATTATCTTGCAGACTTACAAAGCATGAAACGGATTGACAGGGATAGATTGCTATTAGGAAATTGGTTGGCAAGAGAATCATCAAGTGGATATTTTAAAAGAGCTTGGTTATTAAAAGAGATACAATTACCATCTGATGCAACATCATGCAGGTGCTGGGATAAAGCATCATCTGAAGTTTCTGAAAAAGAAAAAAGACCAGATTTTACAGCTTCAATTAAGATGTATAAAGATTCTAAAGGAGAATTTTGGATTGCTGGTGAATTTGATACTTCATGTAATTTTGATCCTGTAGATAAAGATATGTATGGTAAATTTAGGCATAGGGCTGGTGTTAGAGATAAAATAATAGAACGGCAGGGGTTTTTTGACGGTTTTAATAATATAATTGTATTACCACAAGACCCTGGTGCAGCAGGGCATACTGATTTTATGTCTGGTGCAAGGCAACTAACATCTCTTGGTTTTGTTGTAAAGAAAGACCCTGGAGTAACTACACAATCCAAATTACAGAAATTCCTACCTTTTGCATCTGCTTGTGAAAATGGGTTAGTTCATATTGTTGAAAGTACCTTTCCAAATAAACATACATTAGAGGCTTTTTTAAAGGAACTTGAATCGTTTGATTTAGATAAATCTGTAAGATCAACGAGATCAAGAAAAGACGATTGGGTAGATTGTTGTAGTGGTTGTTTTAACTTTCTGTCTAAATCAGTCGTGATACCTAAATTCTCAATCCCATTAGCAGGTATAAATAATAATATTCGTAAACTTAAATCACAGGTTGCATAATGGCTAAAGTTCTAAAAAAAGAATCAGTACGAGATAAAGTCGAGAAAGGTATCCTTGGGTTAAAGTTTACTGGTGGTTCCACATACGGTAATATTTATGAGGATAATAGGGCAGATTTTAGATTACCTCAAAGCATTTCGACATATCAATATATGTCTCAACACCCTATTATAGCAGCTTCTAACAATCTTGTAGATATTTTGATAGGGAAAGTTACTTGGCAATTTAGTGTTCCTGACGACGCTACTGGAAGGCAAAAAGAAGCTAATAAGATGTTAAACTTTTTTATGAATAATATGGATCATTCATGGAAGAGTTTTATAAATGATGTTATCACTTATAAAATTTTTGGTTTTGCGATAGCAGAAAAAGTATGGAGAGAAGTTACTCCACAAGAATCTAAAAAGTTTGCTGGTAAATTATGTTGGAAAAAACTTGCACCGAGATCGCAAAGCACTATCCAAGGTTGGGAATTCGATGAGAATGTAAGAGAATTAAAATCTGTTAAACAAAATATTAATAATATCACAAACGTGTATAGTATTACCACAGGTGATGATGGACTACTAACATTACCTATTAAAGATATATTATTATTCTCATATAAAAAAACAAGAGGAAACCCTGAAGGACATAGCCCCCTAAAAGATTGTTATCAGTCTTGGTCCTATTTAAAAACAATAGAATCTTATGAGGCTGTTGGACGTGCAAAGAGTCTTGGTGGTACACCAGTCATGGGAATAGATGCTACTTGGTTAGCAAAAGCACAAGAAGATCCTACATCAAGTGAAGGTATTGCTTTGGCTGTATTACAGGACAGTATGGAAAACCTTCATGCTGGAGAACAAACTGGTATGATTATTCCACTTGCATATACAGATACAGGAAAGCCACTGTTTGATTTTAAATTGCTTGGTATTGAGGGTGGATCAACTCAAGATAATACAAGGGATATTATTACAGGCAAGCAGTTAGAGATAATGATGATTTTCTTAACTGATATTCTTAGAGTTGGTAATGAGAATCATGGGTCTTTTAGTCTTGCAGAATCAAAACAAAATCTCACATCTTTTGGTATAGAAAATCATCTTAGATTTATTGTAGATGTAGTCCAAGAACAACTTGTTCCACAAACTTTAAAAGTAAATGGGTTTGATTTACCAAAAGAGCAATACCCTGTTTTAACTTATTCTGACCTTGACCAGATTTCAGAAGATTCTTTTAGTAAACTCGTACAAAGGATAGCAAGTGTAAATATGCTACCAGTTACTAAAGAGGTTATTAATGAAATTTTAGAAAAATCTGGATTTAAGTATAGATTAACAGATGGTGATATTGATAAAGATAAGCTTTTCACAGCAAATACTTTATATCCTGGGATTTTTGGGGAGAATGAGAGTGGTGCTGGTGAAGGTATGCAAGAAGGTCTGAATTCAGGCACTGGGAAATCTTTAGGTAATAATAGCTCTTTGAATGTAGAGAATGCCGAATAATGAAAAATATTAGATTGAGTAAAAATATGACAAAATCAAATATAAACATATGTAACACTACTCTTGCTAAAGCAGTAGATGAAGAGAAAAGACTCTTTAAAGCAGTAATACTAAGACCTAATCAGTATGATGATGATGGAGAGTTCTCTGATTTTTATTCAGAAGATGTTGTAGAAAAAGCATGTCACGATTTTAATCTCTACTGTCAACAGGGTAATTTAGGACACATAATTAACACTGACCTTATAAAATTTGTTGAATCGTATATCTCAGATGTGGACTACACTCTTGGTGATGGAGAAGTTAAAAAAGGTGATTGGATTGGTGTTTGTAAAATTTTTGATGATAATATATGGGAACTTTGTAAGAGTGGGGAATTTACAGGATTTAGCATCTATTGCTCTGCTATAGTTGAAGAGGTTGATAATGAGTAAAAAAAGAATAGTAAGAGAAATTGATTTTACAGGTGAAGGTCATCATTGCGCTTTAGTTTCTAAAGCAGCAAACGGGGAAAGTGTTTTACTTATGAAAAACAAAGTAGATATTATAAAATCAGATGAAGTTAAAATTACAACTTCGATGCAAACATTCCTTAAAACATTTTTTAAAATGTGGGATGAGGAAGCAAAAGAATTAGCAACTATCTTAGGGTATGACCCACAAGAATGGTACTGGGATATAATTGGTGAAGATACGACAGTGGAGCTTATGAAAGCCGCTGCTGACGACCCTATTAATTTAATTAACAAAAACACTTATGAGAATTTAAAAAAAGCCAGGGCAGAATTTGGAAAATTAAATAGACAATATGAAAAGGAAGTAGTTATGACAAAAGAAGTTAATGTTGATCTTCAGAAGTCAATTGACGACGCTGTACAGGCTGCACTGAAGAAAGAAAAAGAAAAATTTGTTGAAATTGAAAAAGCTCTAAAAGATAAAGATACGGAATTAACAGAACTTAAAAAAGCTGCTGAAAAGAAAGAAAAAGATGAGCTTACTGAACTTTGTAAAGGTTATTCTTTTGTAGAAGATGCGGATAAACTCTCTGAGTCTTTGTTCCTATGTAAAAGTGTTAAAGGTTTTGATGTTATTCTTGATACTCTTGAGAAAGCAAGAACAGCCATTAAAGCGTCTCTTGAAAAAGAAATTGGTACAGATGAAGAAGTAGACTTGACTAAATCTATAAATATTCCAGGTCATATTAGTAAAACGACTGAATTGCTTAAAAAACGGTATAATAAGGAGAGTAAATAATGGCTGCTGATGTAACAAGAGGTCAGAGAATTGGTAATGTTGTCCAGTGGGAAGTGGATGATAATAGAGTAGGTTACTGCCGTAAAACACTAACAGTTACTGTAGCTTCTGGTATGGAAGTGGGTAGTGTGCTGGAAGAGACATCTGTAAGTGGTAAAGGTACGTGGGTTGTTTCTGGTACAGTATCTAATGCGAGTTGTATCCTGATTGATGAAGGTGTTTATGATTGTGCTGCTGGTGATCATACCCTTGTTGTACTTTATAGAGATGCTGCTGTAGCGCAGGAAGCTCTTAGTTATAGTGGTTCTGTAACTAAAGCAACAGCTGAAGCGGCTCTTGTAGCTAAAGGTATTAAAATTATTGATTCTATTGCTTAGTATTAAGGAGATTATATAATGGCTGTAACAAGAAATTTGGCTAATGGTTCAACTGTTGTTGTTTGGACCGATGAAATAAATGAGATGCCGAACCAGTATGGGCTTCTCAATGGTATGGGTTTGTTTGATGGGCAGGGTGTAGCTACAGAAAGTATTATCTTTGACAAAGAAACTTCTACTACTACTATGATTCCGCAGGTTAATCGCAGGCAGGGTACAGGTTTTAAAAATAAAGAACGAAAGCTTGAAACATTTTCTATCGCTCTACCTTATTTTAAACATATTGATGCTATTTATCCTTCCGATGTTCAGGGTTGGAGAATGGGTGGGACACCTGATCAGGCAGAGGATCTTCCTAATGTTAGAATGCAGAAAATGGAAGATATGAAAAGAAATGCTGATATCACCCGTGAATATATGAAGGTCAATGCTATTAAAGGTAAAACCATTGATCCTGAAGGTAACACTATTGTTGATATGTTTACTGAGTTTGGTGTTTCACAGAAAGCAGTCGATTTCAAATTAGGTACAAACTCTACAAATCTTGATAATAAGATTATGGAGGTTGTCTCTTATGTAAATGAAAATGCTATGACTGGTGGGGCTGTTGGTACACCTATTGTTCTTTGTTCAGAAGAGTTCTTTGCTAAATTTACACAGCATACTAATATGATTGGTGCTTATAACTATTATAACAACAACAGTGGTGTACAACTTAACAGAGATAGTCTTGCTGAATATCGCAAATGGGGTGTTACTTATTCATTTGAGCATAAAGGTGTTCTTTTTATGTCTTATAATGCTAAATTTAAGCAACCTGATGGTACTGAGGTAAGAGCTTTCGGGACTACATCCACTGATATCACTAAACAGGAAGGTTATACTATTGTTTCTGGTATGAGAAATATGTACAGAGGGTACTTTGGACCTGCTAATACACTTAGTGGAGCTAATAAGCCTGGTAGTGAATTCTTCCTACATGAATACAGAGATCCAAGAGATAAATTCCTTGAACTCGAACTTGAAATGGCACCACTATATTTCCTAACTAAACCGCTTGTTAGTGTTCGAGTTTATACTACTACTTAATATATTTTTGGGGGAGAAATCCCCCTTATTTAAAAGGAATAAATTATGTCTGGATCAGCACATTGGGCGTATCAATATAATGGCTCTGTCCTTATGGACACAGCGAATAGCGTAGAAACAACTTTTAAGAAGGTTTATGATGTAGCAGAAGCATATTCAGATGGTGTATTAGAGGCTGTTGTAACCCAAGGGGCTACATCTAATTCTGCTACAAGTGGCGCTGTTGCAATTCCAATCACAGAATTGTATTCAGATTACACAACTAATGCTACTGCTGCTATCGCGGCTACACTTGCAGATGGCGTTGTAGGTCAAGAAAAACGGATTAAGCTTAAATTAAAAGCAACAAATAATTTAGTTGTAACTCCTGCACATTTTAATAATGGTACAACTTTAACTTTTGATGCTACTGGTGAAGTTGCTCACTTAATTTTTGTTGGGACTGGTTGGGAAGTGCTTTATACTACTGCAACTGTTGCATAAAATTAAAACTACAGTTATTCATTATATGTTTAACTGTAGTTACTCCTGTATTTAGAGGTAACTTATCAATGAGCCTTACCAGTCTTGAAATAATTAGATTAGGTGCTGGTGATACGCAAGAGCCATATATTCTCTCAGATCATCAAATAGAATATTTCTTAATCATTAATGATGGTAACACTACAGCAGCAATTGATGATGCAATAGAAGCTGTTGCCACAATCCTTTCTATAAGAGCTGTTAGTATTAGAACAGAGGATTTGTGGGAAGATAATAGGGATGCTTCAAAAAGGTATAAGGATGCTATCTCTTTAAAAAACACTATTAAGGCAGCTTCTGCCTATCCAGTAATTTGTAGTGGTACTTATAAAGGTTCTACTGTTAATCAGTTTGATGAAGAGAATAATTATGGATATTATAATGATTATGAGGATATCTAATGTCGTCTAATCAGTTAAATAGTATCATAAGAATATTAAAATGGAAAGGGAATACATCATTATCTCTAATGTATATCTCTCAAGTTATTGATCCAAATAATCCATTAAATGTTATAAATACAACAACATTAAAATCAATACAGTCTTTTAAAGGAAGATATAAAAACAACGAGATAGATAATACAGTAATAAGAAAGACTGATATAAAACTTTATGTGGACCCAACAACACTCTCTTCTATACCAACAGTTAGTGATAAAGTAACAGATGGTTTACTTGTTTATAATATTCAAAGCATAAACAAGTGGCAAGATAACGAGACTATTGTCTTATATATTTTTCAACTTAGAGAGTAAGTATGGACTCAAATTTACAACAATTTCTTTCTGATTTGAAAAAAGAGACAACAGACGTTCTTAATAAAACAAATAAGAAAATAAAAGACACAGCATTAGCAGTAAATGATCAATTAATGCTTCCAAAATCATTACAAGGAACACCTGTTATTACTCAGCATCTAAGAAATAATTGGGTTATTACGACTGATCATGAGTGGTTAGATGTTTCTGGTAGTCGTGAGAATCCTAATAATTCAGAGCAAGATTCAAGTTTAAGTATGTTTGTTGGTATGAATGATTTGTATTTAAAATCAAATATTTTCTTCAACAATAATGTCTGGTATGGACCGCGTGTTAATTATGGTGGTGATGGGATAGCAGCACAGCAATTTAGAAAGAAAGCAATACAAGTTGGAACTGAATACTTAGGAGTTGTTAAAAATGAATAGAAAACAAGCTGCTACTGCAATAACAACAGAATTTATATCTGAATTTAATGCGACAACTCCTGTATCATTAGACAATCAAACAACTTTTCTTAAGTGCACTTCTCCTATAACAGCTTCAACAAAACCAAGTAATAGTCCTTGGATAACCTTTTCTATTATAAATAATAAGACATTAACATCCACTTATGGTGAATATGGATCAAACAGATATAAACGTATAGGAATGATTTCTTGTCAAGTATTTATACCTGAAGGTACTGGTACATCTACTGGATCAGATATTTGTGAAGAAATAATCAGTATATTTGAAGGCAAGAGAATATCTACTGATATTGTTTTCACATATGGTGATTATATCCATATTGGATCAACACAAACAGGGTGGTATCAATTTGATATCACAATATACTTTAACTTTTTTGAGAAGAAATAAATTTAGCTTGCTTATTAAAAACGTTTTAACTAAAAAATAAGGAAAAGGAAATAACATTATGGCGAGTTTAACTAATAATACATCTCTTTCTTTTACTATAGAAGATTCACCTGGTGTAGTTAGTGGTGACGAATCGTGGTATTACCTAGAGCCAAACGATATAGGTTCTTTTGGTGCAACTATATCTACAGTAGTAAGGAATCCTATCTCTAATGACCGTATGCCGAAGAAAGGTGCTATTTCAGACCTTGATTCTACTGTAGATTTTACATCTGATCTGACAAGGGATTCTTTTGATAATTTTATTGAAGGTTTCTTAATGGCATCAAAGAAATCACAACCTAAAACGGTTGTTTCTTCTTGTTCTACAACAGCATTTACACACCCATCAATTACAACTGCATTGAAAGTAAATGATCTTGTATTTTCCAGAGAGATGGTTAATTCTGAGAACAATGGTCTGTTTCTTGTTAACGGTACGCCTTCTGTAACATCAACACCTGTAAATGCTACATTGGTTGCTGAAACTACTGCACCTACTAATTCTAAACTTGAATATGCAGGTTTTCAAGGAGCTTCTGGTGATCTAAAAGTTGATGCAAATGGTGATCTTACATCTACGACTTTTAATTTTACAACTGGTGTAAGTGGGCAGGGTTTAAAACCTGGTATGTTTATTTACATTGGTGATGGTACTACAGGGAATTCTTTTGCTGTGGCAGGTAGTGGTTCTGCGAGAGTTAGGGTTGTTGCAGCTAATAAACTCACACTTGATAAACAATATAGTTCTACATGGGCTGCTGATACTGGTGTAGGTAAAACGATCCGTGTTTTTGTACCATCTTGGATTCGTAACGTACCTTTGAATCATGAGGATTTTCTTAACAGGACTTATCAGTTTGAAGCTGCATACACACAGCTCGATATTGATGGTGATGGCTCTGCTGACCAGACAGGTTATGAATATGCAATTGGTAACTCAGCAAATCAAATGACACTTAACTTACCTTTGACTGATAAGGCTACAGTTAATTGGGCTTTTGTTGGTCTTGACCAGGAAGCTGCTACAGATACACGAAAGACAACGTCTGGAGGATGGTTGTCACCAACAGACACAGATGCTTACAATACCACTTCTGATTTCTCACAGCTCTATTTCTATGATAATAGTGAGAATTTGATTGGTGCTTATTTTAAAGACATGACAGTAACAATTAATAATAATAGATCACCTGAGAAAATTCTGGGTACGTTAGGTGCTTATGCAATGAATATTGGTGATTTTTCAATGGACATTAGTACACAGGTGTTATTTGAAAACCTTGCTGCTATTAATGCTGTTAGGAACAATGAGACTGTAACTCTATCATTCGTTGTTGAGAATGATGATGGAGGTCTACATTTTGACTTTCCTGCGATGACTCTTGGTTCTGCTACTAAGAATTTTGCAAGAAATGAAACAATTAAGATTGATATAAGTTGTATGCCTTTTAAAGACACGTTTTTTGGTTACGCTCTATCAGTCAGTGAGTTCCCATATCTTCCTATAGCTGGTTAATACAAATAATTTAGATTATACAAACTCAGAGAGATAGGATCGCGCATCCGATAAGTTGTTTATGCCTTGGGCAATTTCTCTCTGATAAATACAAGGTAACTACTTAAAAACAAAAACAAGGAGAAACAAAATGACTAATGCTTATGAAATGTTTAAAACAGAAGATGACTCTGAAGTTAATGGTGTATGGAAAGAATATGCTGGTGTCGTAAAGGTTAAGATTGCACGAGCAGGTAACAAGAATACTGCATTTAACCGAGCATTAAGCAAGACCGCTGAGAAGTACAGAGGTGCAAATTCTGATAAACAGAATAAGAAAGAACTTGAGAGACCTTGGGCAGAAGTTTATGTCAAAGAAATTATTAAAGGATTCCAGGTAAAAGATAATGATAAATGGGTAGATGGTGTACATCTTCCTGACAATAAAGGTAATATTGTACTTAAAGAAGCTACTAAAGAGAATATTACACAGTTCCTTCTTGATCTTCCTGATTTGTTTGGAAGAATTAAAGATGATGCTAATGAAATGAAAACATATCAGAAGGAAAAAGAGGAAGAAATAGTAAAAAACTAATTAAGTGTCTCAAATATTCAACTGAGAAGAAAGAAAAGAATTGGGCTGATGAAGTACGAAAAAAACGAGGTGTTGATGTTGAAGAAATATCAGCCCCAATTCTTGACTATGACCAGGTGTTCTTTTGGGATGCTTTTTGGGAACTTACTACAGAGAGAAGTATAGTTGATGGTTACACATGCCCAATACCTTGGACTGCAATGAATGATTACTGTTACAGGTATGGTATAATAGATAGTATAGAATTTGATAAGTTCTGCTTTATAGTAAGATCTTTAGATACAGCAGATAGAGATAGTAAGCAGAAGAAGATACAGGCTCAAAGAGAGATAGCTAAGACGAAAAAACACCCTAAAGGAAGAAGATGATATGGCTGATTTATTAATAAATATTGCTGTAAATGGCGGAAAGAAAGCTGAAGACTCTTTAAAGAGCTTTTTTAAAGCTGCTGAAGATGCATCTTCTTCTTTAGGGTCTTTTAAAGAGAATGTTGACAAGATATCTCAAAGCATGAGTAAACCTATCCAAGATACTGTTACATTCTCAAATAAATTAAAGGAATTGAAATTAGCAGAAGAAGCTTTGACTAAAGGTGTTGATCTATTAGGCAAGGGTTTTATAACCACGTCTACTTTTACAAACAGATTCTCTAAAGCAATCTCTGTTTTAAATTCAGAAATAACTGATTCTTATGGTGCAAATCTAAAATATGAAGGTGTCTTAAATACTGTCAACACTGCATTAAAAAAACAGCAAGCAACATTAAGCAATGTTAGCAACTATTTTAAAACAAATACAGAAGCTTATCATTCTCAAGAGAAAGCAACGATACAGGCTAAAGTAGCACAAGACGCTTATAATAAAACATTAGCATCTAATGCATTACAGTCTGGTGCTGAAGCTTTGCAAAATTTAAGGAAAGAACAACAAGCTCTTGCAGATAAAGCTAAAGACTTATACAATTCCGAAATGGCTGTAAAGAAAGGTATTGAAGAACTTAATAAAGGGTTAATAAATTCCAAAGAATTAACAACACTTTATGGAAAAGCTATTAATAATCTTAAAACAGAAGTTTCAGGCTCTTACGGAGCTAATTCAAAATATAGAGATACAATTGTTGATCTTAACACTGCGTTAAAGGCACAAACCATTGAAATAACTAAACAGAAAGCTGTATTAAGTAGTGTTAGCAGTTATTTTAAGAATAATACTAAAATTTATAATGATCAAGAGAAAGCAGTATTAAAGGCGGAATCTGCACAAAAAGCATACAATAAAACATTAGTATCTAATGAATTAAAAACAGGAGCTAAAGCTCTACAGGATCTTCGGAAAGAACAACAAGCTCTCGCAGATAAAGCTAAAGACTTATATAATTCTGAGATTGCTGTAAAGAAGGGTATAGATGAACTTAATTCAGGATTGATAACGTCTAAAGACTTTATGTTACTTTATGGTAAAGCTTTTCATAATCTTGAAAAAGAAATTACAAATTCTTACGGAGCTAATTTAAAATATAAAGGTACCATCAACGAACTAAATACAGCAATACAAGCACAAACTGCTGCTATAAATCAGCAAAAAACTGTATTAGGCAGTGTTAATAAATATTTTAATGATAATAGTATAGCTTTGCAGAAAATGAAGAATGAGCAAGCATCTGCTGCTGCTAAAGCTAAAGACTTATACAATTCTGAGATGGCTGTAAAGAAAGGTATTGATGAACTTAATAAAGGTCTTATAACTTCAACACAATATACTAATCGTTATGGTACAGCTACTAATAATCTAAAGAACGAGATAAAAAAATCTTATGGTGAGAATTTACAGTATGAGAAGACTTTAAACCAAGTAGCAGCATCACTTAGTAAAGTAACGCAAGCAGAACAAAGAGCTAAAGATAGTTCATTATCATTTGCAAGTACATTAAAAACAGTAAGGGCTGCTGCTATAGGTTATGCAACTATTCTCGCTACTATGACTGTTTCTGATTTCTTAAAAGATACAGTTAATTTAAGTGTTAAGATAGATTCACTGCGAAGAAGTTATGAGGGTATTACTGGGACACAAAAAGCTGCTGCTTCAGAAATGAATTTTGTATCAGAAACAGCAAATAAGCTTGGCCTTAATGTTGTATCATTACAAGAATCTTATAGA